TGGCTTGGATAAAGGACAAGATTGATAACGTAACGTCTATTAGTGGTGGATGGTTTAGAAATTTTACCCATTTTTGGAGTGCGGACATGTCCTTAATGGAAGCCTTCTACACAATGCTTGGTACTTATGACAATGCTTGGTTTTGTGGAATGTCGGAAGCGGTCGATTATCGGTGGATTTTCGACATGGTAACAAAGATTGATTTCTTACAAATTGATAACAATACACTTGTTTCTTCGGTTGTTGTAAACAATAAGTATGGATTAAACCTTAACTATATTAACGACAAAACAATCTCTTGTGAAATAGACTTAACAGGTACTTTACAGCAAGGTTTAGATATTCAAACAGACGTTGGCAAAGTGGTAAAATTAGGGGACGATAAATGGATTGTTGATGTAGCTATAAATAGACCTACAAAAATAACCGCGGGTACTCCAAACTATTATGATTTAGATAAACCAAGTGTTTTAAGTTCTGTTTTGGTTGGTTCTGATTTAACTATTACGACAGACCAAGAAACGAGGGTGACTTTGTTTAGTGATGAAGTTGGGACGGTAATAGAAAGGAAATATATCGACAATAATACACACGTATTCACAGGAATAACAACAGGTACTTATTATTTGGGTGTAATGAACAACACAAACAGAACAATAGTAGAAACAATAACGATATGAGAAAAATAAACGAGATTATTTTACACTGTGCAGATACTAAGATAACGCAAAACTTTAGTATTGCAGATGTAAGAAAATGGCACGTAGAAGAGCGTGGTTGGTCAGATGTTGGTTATCATTATTATATTAGATTAAATGGTAATATTGAGATAGGTAGACCAATAGAGAGAGCAGGAGCACACGCAAAAGGGAAGAACGCTAACAGTATCGGGGTATGTTTTGAAGGTGGAAAACTTTCAAACGGTGACAAATGGGTGACGCCTATGTTACCTCAAATAGTATCTTTTAATCAGTTACGTAAATCTTTATTCTCAGTTTTTGGGGATTTAAAAGTGTCAGGACATTATGAGTATAGTTCTAAAAGCTGTCCTAATTTTAATGTTAATATATTGTAGTTATGTTTGGAATTACTAAAGAGGTCGGAGAAGTAGCAAATAACATTGTAGGGGTTGCAGACAAGCTAATAACAGACAAGGACAAAAAGCAAGATATTGCAAGTGATATAGTACAGAATGAAATGGTTAGTGGTTCTTTGTTTGTTAGAGCGGCTCGTCCAATGATAATCTATACTGGTTTGTTTGTTATTCTTAGTGAGGTGTTTGGAGTACGTTTATACATCTTATCACATTTAGAGGGTGAAAACATCATTAAACATAGTACTTCTTTAATGGAGTACTTCTTAATGGTTTGGAGTGGTGTTGTTTCTGTTTATGTTGGAGGTCGATCTTTTGAAAAAGCAAGAATGAGAAGATTGTTTAAAAAGTAATGCAAAGTTTGCAGTATTGTATTTTAGCAATATTTACAAAAACAAACAAAAAACCCTGTTTAAACTATATTAAACAGGGTGCAAACTTTGAATGTTGTTTATATCGGTGTTATATGCAATTAAATATCTTGCACCAGTTTTGTTTCGCACATCCAAGGTATATCATTACATTCTTCACCGCTTTCATTATCCCTAATGTATGCTTCCTCACCAGTTTTACAGTCCATAAATACCATTCTGTACCCATTCCATTCAACGCTAATTTGTTTATCACTCATAAAGGCTTCTAACTCTCTTAGCTTTTTTGTAAGTGGGTGTTTTTCTGTTAATCTTTTTGCCATTTTATTCGATATTTAAAAGCATATAACAAAGGCTAAAATTAATAGCCTTATGATGCTTAGTTTTTATTTGATTAGTTCATTGCTTGGGCTACTAATCTTAGCCAAACCGTTATACTCAATTAGCCCCAAAGTAATTTATACACGTATTCAGATTCTTTTTTAGCTGTAGCTTCATAATCTACTTCACCACTTTCATCTAACACATCACAAACAGGTAAACCCCATTCACAATTAGCTAAAATAGCATCCATATTTTCTGCTGTTTCTTGTTTGCTCCAGTTGTACTTTTTAGCAAACTCTATAAATGTTTTTTTAATGTCGTTTAATTGACTCATAATTATCTATTTAAAAGAGTATAACACGGTCTATGAAATAATGCCGTGTTATCGGTTTAAGTTTGTTTTTCGTTACTTATTTACTTTGTTTGTGACTATTACTGTTCTGCTATCTATCGCCACTATTCATAGACAACAGTTAGGCGTAATTAGTTTCCAGTACTAAAGTAGCTTTATCATCTATAAAATCAGTATTACTATAACCTATATCTATTTTAAAACTGTCTTTATATCCGTATTTTATTTTTATTCTTTTAAATATTTTTTGAATTTGTCTGTTTAATACTTCTTCTGTTTTAAAATTATTGAATCTAAAATAAAAACGCCTAACAAGGCGTAAAACCTCATTTCCATCTTTATCTAAATCTGTTTTTTCTATTATTTGAGTTTTCATATTTTTTGTTTTTTAATTAACGAGGTTTACACAATCATTATAAACAATTACATTTGATCTATTAGTTTACCGTATCTTTCCCAATAAGCTCTTTCAATATCCTCTTTATTTTCCCAAAAAAAGAAATGAACCGTACCGTCTTGTTTTCTTGTTGTGTAAAAAGGCGTTTTAGTTTCATACTGTTTATTTAGTACGTTTTTCTCTATTTCTTTCAATCTTTTTAATTCTTCAAAGTCAATTTCTACTTTCATAATCAATAATTTATAACACAATACTAATACATAAAAATAACAACTTCAAACTTTGCAGTAAAAAAGACATAAAAAAAGAGTGATTAAATTAATAACCACTCTTTAAAACTCATTTAAACTATCTTTCTTGTATTCTGAAAAAACTACCACTCTCCAAGGTTACGTTGCTTGTGTCTGTTGTGTTTCTAACCTCTATAAATAGATAATCATTAACATCTAATAAAGCACCAACAGACAATACAAAAAACGCTACATCTCTACCACCTGTAAAGTTATTTACAGGTCTTTTCTGTATAGTGTAATCTAAAGGTATGTTTGTTGATGTTAAATTATCATACCTAACAAATCTTACCTCTAAATCGTCGTTTGATCCTCCATCAACATTAAGATTCGCTGAGATTTCAAACTCTCTGGGTGTTGTTCCTAGGTTTCTTAATTGACCGTTTGATGGACTATCCATGTGTTGAGGATTACTTAATATAGTTGTACTGACTAATGTCTCCCATACGTTAACCGTGCTTATAGTAGTTTCAACTTCCGAAACTGTTACAATAGTACCACCAACAAAGGTATTATTTAAACCTATATTTGATTTCCAAATAGAGCATAAATCCTTTTCCGATACATTAGGAGTTATATTAGTGTCAAAAGGACTGGAAGCTCCATCTCTAGTCACTAAACACGCTTGTAATTGTAAGGTTGAATCATTAGGGAAATTAACAGGTTGAAAATCTAACAAAGGTGCTAACGTAGGTAAATCAACGTTTATATCAGTTAAAAATCTGCTATTCATTTGAAATAAAACACCCTCTTTAAAAAGTGGCTCTGTCATTGTTCCAGCTAACCCCCTGACTATTGAAGTTGTTATCCTAAAACCACCACGCCAAAGACCGTGTAAAGTAAGAGAAGGACTACCACCAAATCGACCCGTCCCTGTTTCTAAACCTTGTCTATAATCGTAAATATCACCTAGAGAAGTACAATCATTATAATTTATTCTTTGAAATTCAAAAGCGTTAAATCCTGTTGCATCATAAAGCTCATATACTTTAGAGGCTGCACCTGTTGCACTAATTAAATAGTCAGAACCTAATACATTACCTGAGCCAATAGCGATACTTTCACTAATAAACATGGTATAATTATCCTCACTAGATATTAGACCGCTTATATCAAAAGAATAACCTCTAATAGTAATACCTGTTGGAGGTACTGTTATTTGAGTAGTTCCTAAATCAATAATACCATCTAAAAAGTATTCTTTGTTAGAATCAATAATACCGCCTAAAGTTGTTGACACATTACCTTGATTAACTACAATAATGTTATCTAAACCCCCAGCGGTAGTACCATCATCTAAAAAAAAAACCGCTAATAAAGCGTCTCTCAATTCCGTTGCTGTGGTACTTCCTGCACCTACGCCCGTTATAGTATCATCTGGGAAAAACACTTTAACATCTGTAAACTGTGCTGAATTACTCCTTATTTCTAATTTATCGTTTGCAGTTGCGTTAGGGATAATTAACTCTACATCATTCTTCCCTGCTGTGTATTGTATATTGTTAAAATTGATGTTAAAACTTTTACCGTTGTCTATAAATTCAAAAGTTGCCATATTGTTAGTTTGTTAATTATTACTTAAAAAAAAAGGTATATCA